TGGGTTTACCCTAGTTAATCCTATTATAACAAGCATCCAACACGATACAATGGATCAAGCGGATGCTACAGGAATTGCACAAAATACTATTACTCTTGCATACGAAGGCGTAATTTATACTAGAGGCGGAACAGGTACAGACGAGCCAAAAGGATTTGGAACAGATCACTATGATCAAACTCCGAGTCCGTTAGGAATTGGAGGCGGTGGTGTCGAAAACATATTTGGCCGCGGCGGCGTCTTAGATGGATTAGGAGACATTTTTGGAGATATTGCAAGCGGAACCTTTGGTCTGGGCACTGTAGTTACTGCTATTAATACCTATCAAAATGCAAAAAATCTAGATTCAGAAAGTATTAGACAAGAAGGTATTAACATTGCGGCAGGTGTACTCGGCGGATTAGCAGTTAATTCTGTAAGTTCAATAGTAAGCGGCCAATCTTCAGGATTACTTGATTCAGTATTTCCTAAAAGCACAGGTACAGGCGGATCTGCTGCTACTAATACACAAAGCGGCTCCAGTGCAACAGCAGGCGGCAATGTAGATACAAGTTCTGATCTATATGCAGAAAAAGTTTCTAACGGTAATACAGTTGGCAATACTGAAATAGTAGAAGGAGGCGGAGGAGGATAATGAGCAATTTACCTAAACAATCAAGCACAGATAGCTCTGACAGAGTAAAGAAATTTTTTAATCGATATTTTACAGAAGAAATATCATTTGCTGCAAATGATGTTGACTCAGTAGTAGGCTTTTTTGAAAAAAGAGGTTTTGATAAAATATCTGCAACTTCTACCGCTGTTATATTACTACAGCAAGCAAAATTAGATAACGTAAAGATTTTTAAGTTACTTGATACGTTGCGAGGACTTAACGATGTACAGTTATCAGCAGTAGTAACTGAAGTTTTAAATTATAATCGAGATAAAATAAGCACACTAGGTTATAGAATTACTCCTGAACAAAATACTACCGAAGCACGTAACATAGTGGTATAACATGGCTAAGTTTGCACAAGGCAAATATAATCTAAAAAATCCTGACAAATATGTTGGAACAAAAACTCCAACTTATAGATCAAGTTGGGAGTTTGCGTTTATGCGTTTTTGTGACGAACACAAATCAATTATACATTGGGCTTCAGAACCTATAAAAATTCCGTACAGAAATCCATTAACTAATAGACAAACTATATATGTTCCAGACTTTTTTATTGCTTATGCAGATGCAAAAGGTAGACAACGAGTAGAAGTAATAGAAGTTAAACCTGAAAACCAAACAGTCAAAGAAAAACTAGGTCGCAGTAAATACAATCAAGCCAGCTGGATTAAGAATCAAGCCAAGTGGGAGGCTGCTGCTGCTTGGTGTAAACAAAAAGGTATATTTTTTCGCGTTGTAAACGAAGGTGATATTTTCCATCAAGGACGCAGAAGATAAATAATAATAGTAGCAGTTAATGGTGAAACTATGACTAAAAAATTAGAAGAATTACTCAATCTACCTGACAATAAAGAACTTGTTAAAGAAACTGAGCAAGAACTTAAAAACAAAGAAAAAGCAGAACAAGCAGTAGTTCAACAGCAAGACACTGTTCGTGATCTAGCAGAGCTAGACAAAATTGCTAGTGCATTACCTGCTGTAAAAGGTCTAGGCGACAAAGCAGATACAGAATTAGAAGATATAGCACGGCGAGCATTAGACGCATATGAAGATCTTATGGATTTAGGTATGAACGTTGAGAGTCGCTATAGTGGTAGAGTATTTGAAGTTGCAGGCGGAATGTTAAAAACCAGTCTTGATGCTAAAACTGCAAAATTAGATAAAAAACTAAAAATGATCGAGCTGCAATTAAAAAAAGAGAAACAGGATAGAGATTTTTCTCCTGATGACGGCGGCCTAGTTAACGGCGAAGGATATGTCGTCACTGACAGAAATAGTCTAATAGAGCGACTTAAAGGACTCGATAAAGATAAATAACTGTATATGGGAAAATATCTATGAAACGTTTTGGTGAATTTTTAACAGAAGCAAAAAAAGAATATCAATTTAAAATTGGTGTTGCAGGTGAACTACCTGAAAACTTCGAAGATAATTTAGAGTCTTGTTTGCAAAAATATTCAGTTGCGAATATGTCAACAGCAAAGAAAACTCCAATTCAAGAACGTCCGTTAGATTTCCCCCATTTACAAAACACAGAAGTTCACTACTTTGAAGTTACACTAAACTATCCTACAATAGACAATGTACTGCAAGAATACATTGCTAATTGTTGTGATTGCGCAGTGGATCATATAAGAGTAGTTAACCCTCATGCACAAGATATAGCCGATGGAGTAGAAATAAAGAAAAATACTCCTTATGAGCCGCTACTAGATAACGAATACCAAGATCCAGTAAGCTCAGATGCAGCTCAACAAAATGTTGGCGGAAACAAAGTAATGGACTTGCTTGCAGAGTTAGAAAAAGCTCGTAAAGAAAGAGAAAATGATCCTATGGAGAGTGCTCCAAAAGGTGAATCTCAAGACGTTACAAACGAAGAAAACGCAACCAGTCCAATAGGGAGTTAATTATGGATATGAAAAAATTATTAGAATCGATTGATAGTGTAGAAGAAGGAATGCCAATGGCACCTCCTGTTCCACCTATGCCACAACAAGATCCCGGTGATCCAGTAAGTGTAAATGTATCATTGAATGCAAGAGGCAAAGAACACGTAGCTGATTTATTAGATATGATGAAAAATGCAGGATTGGGCGATGCACAACCAGTAGATGCAAAAATGCTTTCGCCACGTATGGACATGGAGCGTTTAGCAGGTATTATGGATGATCCAAAGATTCCAGGTAAAGATGATATTGAAGGCGATAAAGATGTTAAGGCAAGTGGTTGTTCAGATGATATTGATTTAGACGGTGAAGAAGGTATTGAAGAATATGCTAACGAACCAGAAGAGCAATATTCAGATCACAACACAATGGTAAATGATTTGTCAGGTGGCTTGAACAGAAAGAAAAAAATGTATGCAAAAGCACAAGACGGTGATAATCCAATGGCAGTCGAAGGCATTAAAGAACAACTTTATAAAGCATTAATGGCTAAGATGGCTGAAGGTCGCGGCCGCGGTAAGAAAAAAGATAAAAAAGCAACTGAAGGCCGTGGTAAATTAATGGCAGGCAGAGGCCGTGGTAAATTAATGGCAGGCAGAGGCCGTGGTAAAAAGAAATAATTTTACTAAACTTTAGTAAATTCAAATAGGCTCTTAGGAGCCTATTTTTTTCTGTAAATACTTTTATGACAGATTGGACCAAGTATTTTGAACACATAAAGCCTGTGTGTCCGTGGAGCGGAGCGGCATGGAAAAAGGGCGAAATAAAAGTAAGATCTTGGAACGGCAAAATAGAAGAACTAGGTAACAATCAGGCTATTATATACATATGCAAAGGATACAATCGTAGACGTCTTAAAAAACTTTGTAAAAAAGTTGATGTAAGCGAACAGTACGAATGGTTATGGAGCGAACCTACACACGGTGATTATGCTTCTCCAGTTCCTATACTTATACAGCAAGATAGGCGAAAACTGTTTGATTTAAGGTTCGATACAGGATACTACGACGATTTAATAAGTTAAATACAGTATGAGCAAATCACTTGACGGCGTTTTAACAAAAAAAGCCAATACAAAAGAAACTTATACAAATGCGCAGATTGAAGATCTAGCAAAATGTATGGACCCTGATGACGGTTACTTGTATTTTGCACGTAAGTTTGCTTACATACAACACCCTGTAAAAGGTAAACTTTTGTTTGATCCTTATGAGTATCAGTTACGTTTGATGCACTCATATCACAGCTATCGTTTTAATATAAACATGATGCCTAGACAAACAGGTAAAACTACTTGTGCGGCAATATACCTTGCATGGTATGCAATGTTTGTACCTGATCAAACTATACTAATTGCGGCACACAAATACACAGGTGCTCAAGAGATTATGCAACGTATACGATATGTGTATGAGCTGTGCCCAGATCATATTAGAGCAGGTGTTACAAACTATAACAAAGGCTCTATTGAATTTGAAAACGGTTCGCGTATTGTTAGTGCTACAACAACAGGCAATACAGGACGTGGTATGTCTATATCATTATTGTACTGTGACGAGTTTGCGTTTGTGCAACCTAATATTGCAGACGAATTTTGGACTTCAATATCGCCTACACTAGCAACAGGTGGTCGTGCTATTATTACTAGTACGCCCAACAGTGATGAAGATACGTTTGCTAATATTTGGAAACAAGCAGAAGAAAAGTTTGATGCACACGGTAATGAACAAGAACTAGGTATAAATGGATTTCACAGTTTTGTAGCAGAGTGGCAAGAACATCCTGATAGAGACGAAGAATGGAAAGAAGCAGAAATCGGGCGTATTGGTGAAGAACGATTTAGAAGAGAATACGGCTGTGAGTTTTTGGTATTTGACGAAACTCTTATATCAGCAATACACTTAGCTCAAATGGAGGGCAAAAAACCGATACTGAATATGGGACAAACTCGTTGGTATAAAAAACCGACAAGTCAATATACATATGCAGTAGCAGTTGATCCTAGTATGGGTACCGGAGGGGATAATGCTGCAATTCAAGTTTATGAATTACCATCGTATGAACAAGTAGCAGAATGGCAACATAATCAAACAGCAATACCCGGACAAATTAGAGTACTTGCAGACATCTGTAAATACATAGAAAGTGAAACAGAAAATCCGCAAGGAATATATTGGAGCATAGAAAATAATTCTATAGGCGAAGCAGCATTAATCGTTATAAACGATTTTGGGGAAGAGAATATACCAGGACTATTTGTTTCTGAACCTATTCGAAAAGGACACGTAAGAAAGTTTCGCAAAGGATTTAACACTACACACGGCACAAAAATAACTGCCTGTAGTAGATTAAAAACCATGATAGAAAACAGTAAAATGACTGTGCATTCAAAGCCGTTGATATCAGAACTAAAAAACTTTGTTGCAACAGGATCTAGTTTTAGAGCAAAAACCGGTCAGTCTGATGATTTAGTAAGTGCAACGTTACTTGCACTTAGGATGATGTCAGTATTAAAAGATTGGGATCCTAGAATATATGATACCTTTACGCAAGCAGAATCAGAGGACGAGTATGAAGCACCCATGCCAATCTTTGTTAGCAGCAGTTATTGATAAATACTAGTATGAAAAACTTAGATAAAATAGCCGAAGAGCTTTTTAATAAAATTAGAGGTCGATTTCCTAATATTACAATAGGCGATGAAGAAGGGAATGTAACAAATATCCCATCGGCGTCTAGATTTTTTGATTTTAAGTTTAAAACAGGTGGCATAGATTTAGGCTCAGTAAGTGTTAGCATAGATGAAGACAAAGGTGTTACAGTATTATACAGTAACGATTTAGTTGCTAATGAAGACAATAAAACTAGAAACACCTGGTATGATTTTTTAAAAGAATTAAGAACTTTTTCTAAAAAAAGATTACTAAATTTTAATACCAGAGATATAACTAAATCAAATTTAAACAAAAGAGATTACAAGTTTTTAGCAAAGAATAAATCCGGAGAGAACAACATGAATGAGTCAAAGTTATACGGAACAAGCCGTGTAAGTTATCAAGATATAGATAACGCAAGACTAGTAATTAAACACACAGAAAGTGTTAATTCAGAAATTCCAACAGGCAGGACACAAAAAATTGGTTCTATCTTTGTTGATAACGCACAAGGCGAAAGGTTTAAGTATCCTTATAAACATATAGCAGGTGCAAGAGCAATGGCTCGTCACGTAGCAGAAGGCGGTATTCCGCACGATGATTTTGGTAAACATATTATTGGATTATCAGAAGAACTTTCAAAGTTACGTAAGTTTAAAAGTTACATGGGACGTTCGGCAGTAATGGCAGAAGGTCTTACTGATTATATGGACGTAGTTAAAGAAAGAGTTGCTACTGTTAAAAAGACAATCGAATCTCTCCAGAAAAAGTCTTTTTATGCAGAAACTATTGATTCTTTTGAAGCACCAGTACTAGAAGAAGTACCAAGTGATGTTGCTGAAAATTGGATTGATGAATTAACTATACGTCAGTTTAACGAAGAATTAAAAGATGTATTTCCGTACATTTATAAGTTAGTAAGTGAAAATACAAGAGCGACAGAATTAGGTCCTTTAGATTTAGAAGGCTATACTGTTTACGAAGGCGAAGATAAAAAGTGCTCTTGCTGCGGTGATACACCTTGCTCCTGTGACGAATCTTGTCCAGAATGCGGCGGCAAGGGAATGTATGAAGCAACAATAAAAGAATCAGATTGTCCATGTTGTAACGGTGGCAGAGGAACTTGCTCGCATGGAAAAGAAGTATGTGGTACTTGTGGGGGCTCCGGTAAAGTTCAAGAATCTGTTTATGACGAAGAACTAGAAAAAGGTTTTGAAGAAATGATGGGTCAGTTTGCCGAAGGTGCAGGTGAATACAGTTATACATTAGAATATAACGGTGAAGAAAATGGTTATGCAAAACATAAACTCACTATTACATCTCCAGAAGGAAAGACTAAAGTAGTTGCTGACGACTTCACATACTTTGATACTGAAGACCCAGAAGAACTACAAGCAGAATTAGAATCCTGGTTCCATAAAGGAATGGGTGTAGCAGATGCGTCAGCAGACGAATCAATGGACGAAGGTGACGGCGAAGAGCACCATTGCCAATCATGTAAAGGCACCGGCTGCGAAGAATGTAATGACACTGGAATTGCAAAGGACTACGAAGATGAAAGTTTTGATCCACAGGCAGAGCCAAGCAAAGCAGATATGATGGCAGACGAATTTATGTCAGCATATGAAAAAGGTGGAGAACCAGCACTAGCAAAAGCAATGGGCATGAGCGAGGAAGAACTTGATCAGGAAATGAGCGAGTATGGTAGAGACCATAACTTACACATGGACGATGACAGAGATGAAGTAGTTCAAGGTTATATAGAACTAGTACTTGATAATATGGACGAAGGCAATGCATATGCTAACGCTGTACGTCAAGCCAAAAAAGATGGCAAGAAAAAAGGCGACAAGATACAAGGCCCAGACGGCGACGAGATTACACTAGAAAAAGACAAAAAGACACCATTAGGCGAATTTATACTAAGCCACTTTGATAAAGAAACAGGCGAGTTCCCAAAAGGTGAAACAGCAGTATTAACCATGGTTGAAAAAGACTATGGCGACAAGTTCATTGAACCTGCAAAGCAGTTCATTGAAAAAGTCTACCAAACTTGCGAAGCATTTGATATGGTACAAAATCCACAGCAAATGGAAACAGATTCTGAGTTTGATAGAATAAAAGAATTAGCAGGTTTACGTTAATTCAAAAAAAGTCAAAAAAAACACTTGACTTTATAAATACTAGACACTATAATTAATAGTGTGCTAAACTTTAAAGGCACTAGTAGCAATAATGCTACTGCACATAGGCATAACAATTAGGAGGCATAACTATGGCATCTTTAGCAGAAATCAGAGCAAAACTGAAAGAACAAGAATCACGCACAGGTGGTTCTCAAAGCTCCGGCGGGGACAACGCAATTTATCCATTTTGGAATATGAAAGAAGGCGAGAGTTCAACTCTACGTTTCCTTCCTGATGGAGATGAAAATAATACTTTCTTCTGGCAAGAACGTTTGATGATCAAACTTCCATTTGCTGGTGTG